GTTGGTATTAATGCTAATGGCTCATCCGAACTTAGAACTACAGTAAGTAATCTCGGAAACACAATATTCTTACCAATTTCTTCATTAAGTGCTAATTGGAATAGTGCTTATACTACATTATGCGCAACGAGTGCAACATACGCAACAATTAATTATGTAGGTCAAAATTTTGCAAATTTAAACACTAATAATACATTTACAAATACCCTATCTGTCGGTGGTAACTTAGTAGTTGTCGGTACAATTTCAGCTGGTAATGTTTACTATAAATCAGTTAGCACATCATCTTCAGCGCTTTCCGTTATTAATAACGGTGGTACAGGCCCTGCTCTTTATGTAGCCCAAGGTGCTTCATATCCTGGTCCTATTGCTGTATTTACTAATGATGTTAATGATACTAAGTTGATTATTAATAACGCTAATGGAACAGGTAAGAGTCAAGTTGGTATCAATACATACGTTACACAAAGAGAATTAACTGTCAACGGATCAATTTCAGCTAACGGTAGCATAAGTGTTAACGGTGGTAATTCACAGACTTGGAACAATACTACAACATTCTTAAGCGCAATAAGTAGCACTTGGAACAATGCAACAAATACACTAAGCTCAACAAGCGGTAATTGGAACAGTACATATAATATTGTAAGCTCTATAAGCGGTAATTGGAACAGTGTATATTATACAGTAAGCGCTTTGAGTGGTCAATGGAGTAACGGTGGTAGTTTAACATCAACAGTTACATCAAATAGCGCCAGTTGGTCGCAAGCTTATACATTCCTTAATACAACAACAGCTACACTATTCAATGTAACATCATTGAGTGCAACGAGCGGTGTATTTATTACCCTTCCTCCTAATGAAAGTATAAATGCAAGCATCAATCAATTGCCTCTTACTATCATTGGTTCTGCTTCTGGTTCTGTATTTAGTGAAATTCAAAATACATATACAGGCGTTAGTGCAAGTGTAGATTTCGCGCTTTATAATGATTCCTTCAACTATCTAGACATCGGTATTAATAGTTCATTGTATAACGGTAATCAATACGGTGGTTTGTTTACTATTGTAAATCCTAACGATGCTTACGCATACGTTTTAGGTGGCGGTAATTTAGCGATAGGAACTGCTGGGTATACTGGTGATGTTGTTTTATTCGCCGGTGGTTCATTAAGTGGTTCATTTGCAGCAGGTGGTAACGAAGTATTGCGTGCTAAGGGATCAACTGGTAATGTAGGTATTGGAACTTCTACACCTAATGTAACACTTACTGTTGCAGGTACGATTTCAGCTCTCTCTGCTGTTTATGTAAACAATATACCTATCGGTGCTACCGGTGGTAGAACAGATTCAATATTCCAATTAAATGGTCAAACAGTTAATTATAGCTACGCTATTCCAGTTGGTTATAACGCAATGACAGCGGGTCCGATTACAATTAATGCAGGTGCTGTTGTTACAATACCTAATGGTAGCGTTTGGACAGTAGTATAATAAATATAATTTTATGAGCGTATCAATTTCCGGAACAACAGGTTTAGCTGGTAACGTATCACCATATTTGGTTACCGGTTCATTGAGCGCTAATACAAGTGTTGTTGGTACAATGAGCGGTAATTTAGTTGGTAATGTTACTGGTACGGTAACCGGTAATTTATCCGGTAATGCTTCTACAGCAGTATTAGCAACTAGCTCATTAAGTGCTAATACAGCTTTTACACCTGCCCCTGGCTCTCAGCTTGGACTTCAAACTTGTAAGGCTTGGGTTAATTTTAATGGTGCTGCTACAGATACAGGCACTATAGTTAATAGCTTTACTGGTACAAGTATTTCAGTAACTGCAGGATCAAACGTTGGTTTATGGACAATTAGTTCGAATGCTATACACGTTGGTGGAATATACTATATAACTTCTATTGGCGGTGCCACCAACGCTACACTCGGTGGTGTTAATGTATCTAACGGCGGATCTACTAGTTTTAACCCTGCTGTTGGTGTTCAGCTTACCGGACTAAGCGGTTCTACAGGGTATACAATTAAACTATTAGCAGGCCCTGCTATATCATCACAAACTATTTATGGCAACAGCGCAGCATCCGGATTTCAATATTATGTAACAGGGATCCGTTCTGCTTATAATGTACAGAGTATTACAAGAAATAGTACAGGTAATTATACAATTAATTTTGCGACCCCGATGAATGATGCATATTATAGTATTAGTTCTGGTGCTGGTCCTGCGAGCGGGGATCTTCAAGGAGCAGCTAGAAATGGTCCGCCTACAACAACCGCTATTAATATCGCTACTGTTACTCATGATGGTACTGCATTTACAGATTGTTCAATAGTCACTGCACAAATTTTCGGCAACTAAATATAAACAAACATGTCCACATCCTTATCAATAGCTTCAAACGGAATAACATTCCAGGATAATACTACCCTAACGAGCGCTACAATTAGTGCTAGACAACTCTCTTTAGGTGGCCCTACATGGAATACAACCGGAGGATTAAGTGCTGCTAGTTTGAGTGCAAGCACGGTTACTACACCTGTTGTATATAGTACAAGCATTGTAAACGGATCACCAATGATGTTCCGTAATCGTATTATTAACGGCGACATGCGAATTGATCAGAGAGCGGCTGGAAGCGTATTTGCTTTATCTGCCGCTTCAAATAATAGTGCAGCGGGCTACGGTTCAGTTGACCGCTGGTTATTTGATACAGTTGGTTCTTATCTGTCAGCACAGCGTGTATCGGGAGCTCTTTTTGGTACACAATACGCTGTTGCACTCTCAGGTGCAGCTAATAATAATATCACCTCCCAACTACAACAACGTATTGAATCGCAAAATTGTTATGATTTAGCCGGTCAACAAGTTACCCTTTCTTTCAAAGCTTATGGTAATCAAACTATAACCGGTAATATATTATATACTGTACCAACAGCAGCAGATACATATACAAATAATGCATTTTTAGTATATAATCTTTCTTCATATACAATAACAACAACACCCACACAGTATAGTTTTACATTTACAATACCTGCAACAGCAAATACAGGCTTAAATATCTACGCATTTAATGCACCGTTATCAGCTGGTCAAGCGGTATACTTCACTAACGTTCAACTTGAAGTAGGCCCGGTAGCTACCCCGTTTGAGGTGCGTCCAATAGGATCAGAGTTAGCATTGTGTCAGAGATATTATTGGGTAACACCAGCTCCTATTTATTGCGTATATTCACCTACAGGGGCTGCTCAGCAGGGATACGCATGGTTTACATTTCCATCTCAAATGAGAATAATCCCTATATGTTCTTCAAATTATACAGGTGTAACTAATTGTAATAACGTTGGTATAACGCCGAATATAAATGGAGCTAGTCTCTATTCAAATGCTGGTTCTACAGGATACAGCCAAGGATATTATAACGCTGGTAATACAATATACGCTGAACTATAATTTTAGTTGATACGTTTATAGCATTCGGTTAAGCCGACAATAAATAACTTATACGGCTTATGGTTGATCAAAATAGAGAAAGTACTTTTGGAAGGGAGTTGATGAAGTATGTATCAGCTAAACTTCCCTATCAGACTTACAATGCAGCTGATAAGATTAATGAGTTAAATCCAAAATACGGCCTCTTTTATCAAAAGGGTACTGATAAGATGGGTGCTTTAGTCCGTCAGTCGGTATCTTCTTCAATATCAACAACTGACGACCAGTACGCAAACGTCTTACAGAATAAGGATTACCATGACTTCATGTACGCCAATATCCAACCGGATAAGGGTCGTCGACTAATGGATTACAGAGTCATGGCAGCTTTCTCAGAAGTTGCTGACGCATTGGATGAAATTTGTGATGAATTCATTAATAAGGATGAGCACGGTGAAATAGTAAAGTTAAGATTTGTTGATGTAGATTTATCTGATTCTCAAAAAAACAAGCTTAAGCGTGAATTTCAAAAATATATTGGCTACTTTGATTTTGAAAATCGTGGATGGGAGTACTGCCGTCAGATTCTTGTAGACGCTGAGCTTTATTGGGAACATATCATTCATAAGAAGCATCCAAAAGAAGGTATTCTCGGTGTTGTAACTATTCCTTCAGATGTTATTGATCCTATTTTTGAGAATGTTCAAAATATGATCGTCAAAGGCTTCCTATTACGTAAGCCTGTTTACGATGCAAAGAACCCCGGTAAGGTAGCAAAGACTGAGCTCATCCCAATGGATGTAAATCAGATTACCTATATTAACTCCGGTATCTGGAATGAAAATAAAACTCTTCGTCTACCATTTATTGAAAATGCACGTAGAGCTTATCGTCAGTTAAGTCTCATTGAGGACGCTATTGTCATCTACCGTCTTGTAAGAGCTCCTGAGCGTCTTGTCTTTAACGTCGACGTCGGTAACATGGCACCACCAAAAGCTGAAGCTTATCTTCGTAAGCTTATGACTAACTATTGGTCAAAGCGCAATTACGATGCCAATCAAGGTGCTACTGTTCAGCAGTTTAACCCGCAGTCAATGTTAGATAGTTTTTGGTTCGCTAAGCGCGCTGGATCTGAAGGTACCTCTGTTACCCAACTTCCTGGTGGTGCTAACCTCGGTGAATTAACTGACTTAATGTACTTTGTTAAGAAGCTTTATAAGTCACTTAAGGTTCCTTCTAACAGATTAAACCCTGATGATACATTTAAGGATGGTACAGATATTCTTCGTGAGGAATTAAAATTTGCTAGATTCATTATTCGTCAGCAACAGCGCTTTGCCGGTGGTTTAAAGAATGGTTTCTTAACCCACATTAAGCTTAAGGGCTTATTTGATGAGATGAAGCTTAAGGAGTCAAATATTGATCTCCACTTTAACGTACCAACGAACTTCTACGAGTTACGTGAAAATCAGAAATTCCAGCTTAAGGCTGAAAACTTCAATAACATTACCCAGAGTGACTTTGTATCTAAGACATACGCTCAGAAGCGTTACCTTGGATGGAATGATACAGATGTTATGGCCAATAGAGAGTTCTTACGTAAGGATAAAGAACTTATGTGGGAGCTTGCCCAGATTGAAAACAATGGTCCGGATTGGCGTGAGGTTGGTGCATTAACCGGTGGTGCAGCTGGTGCCCCGGGTGAACTTGGAGGCGGAGGAGGCGGTGGTACAGCTCCAGCAGGGACACCTCCAGCCTTTGGTCCTGCCCCAACAGAAACAGCTCCTGGAGCTGAAGCTGGTGCACCAGGAGCTGAAGCTCCTCCAGCAGGTGGTGAAGCAGCTCCAGCATAGACTTAAATAATCTATATGGATTGTTCCGCCGTTACACCAATTTCAGCCTTTCAGAGTACAAATCTCTCTAGTAAGATCGATTCTTTTTCTAGATTAGGTGATAGAATTACTCGCTCCCTTGGAGCACCAATGGTGAATATTGAAATTCACCAAGATCAATTATTTGAATTCATTTCTGTAGCTTGTGAAATGTTTGCAAAGTATGCAGGTTATACAGAAGAGTATCTTGTTTTTAATTCTGATTTATATAAAGATGGAGTTGGCATAAAGCTTGACGATTTGTTTAGTATTACTCCTGAATTTAGTAGAATTGATAACCCAACAACAACCGTTTACGCATGTAACTCCTCTATACCAGGAAGCTTTTTTAGTTCATCACAAACGTTGTCTTCAATCTACGCTACCGGTATTTTTGTAAATCAAATTCTTACAACGACAGATTATTTGAGTGTCATTAATTTTAACAGTACTGTTGCCAATAGCTTTACTCCTTCCAGTAATAGTCAAGCCCAGTATGTTAATAGTTTTGATTATGATGTTATGTCATATAGAAAGGTTATTGACGTAGCAAACTTTGAAGAAGGTTCATCCGATGGTGTTAATACTCTCTTTACTATTGAACAAACTTTAGCTCAACAAACCTATTTCAGTTACTCAATGGGTAATTATGGCTTTGATCTTATCAGTTGGTATACATTAAAGAATTGGTTAGGTGTTCGTGAGAAGATGCTTGCAACCAGACGTGCGTTTGTCTTTGATCCTCGTACCCAGCTTCTTGTCTTCTATCCACCTCCCCGTACCCCGGGCTCAGGAAGTCGATTCTGGGGTGTTATGGCTTGCTATGTTGAACGACCACTTCGTGATTTAGTAAAAGAACAATGGGTATATCAATACGCATTAGCCCTCTCTAAAATCGCCGTTGGTAATGTCCGTGGTAAGTACACAGGCACAACCATGTTCGGTGGTGGGTCAATTAATTATAACGATTTACTCAGTCAGGGGTTAAAGGAGAAGGACACCTTAGAGCAACAGCTTTATACAGGTGCTGCTACAGGTATGGGTGATGGCGCGCCTCCTCAATTCTTCATTGGATAAATTTTTCTCCTAACCTTAGAGAAAATTATCTAGAGATAACTGTAAAAAATCTCTACATAGTAATATTACTATTCATCAATTATTAGACACAATAAAAAAACATGACACTACCGCTACCATCTAATGGAGGAAAATTTAAACAAGGTTTTTTTAATCCAAAAAATCCTTTAAAATATATTGGACAAAAGCCAATTCGATATTTAAGTTCGTGGGAGTTAAAGTTCTTTCGCTTCTGTGATGATAATAGTAATGTAGTTGAGTGGGCATCTGAAGCTGTAATTATTCCTTATCTAAGTCCGATTGATAATAAGATTCATCGTTATTACACTGATGGCATTATTGCTATTAAAGAGGCTACAGGCATTAAGAAGTATATTGTAGAAATAAAACCGAGCGCTCAAACCAAGTCACCGGTTCAAAATAGGAAGAAACATAAAACCATGGTGTATGAAACCATTAGATACGCTCAAAACCAAGCAAAATGGGAGGCTGCGGTCAAATACGCAAACAAGCACGGATATCAGTTTATTATTTTAACAGAGAAAGAACTCGATGTTTAAACTCATTTTCTAAATTCTCAAGAGAAGGTGTTTCTGAATATTTAAACCTTATAATATTCCATCCACGTTCTTTTAAAATATTATCACGGTGATTATCTCTTACAGTGTTATTTCTGTGCCAATAATACCCATCATACTCTAGATTTAACATAATCTCTGGAATAGCTACATCTAATTCCCAGTAATACTGCTTGTCACTTAAAATTTTAAATTTATGTTGTGCGCTTGGAAAATATTCTTTTGTTATATTAAACAACATGTGCTCCGGTTTACTTGTTTTATCAGACATTAATTTCAACAATGCATTTCGCTTTTTAACAATACCGTTGTGTTTAAGTTGTTCATTATCCAATGCATTACCGTATTTTTTAACAGATCTTGATATTGCACTTGTAGCTTTAAGCTTTAATTGATTTTTAATATCTATAGTAGACATGCCGGACCAAATTAACGGTCGAACAATATTTTCAAATCGTTTTTTATTTTGCATAGCGCGCTTATAATTTGCAGTTTTGCAATTTTGTTTAGCTTGATTAATCTTATTTTTTCTTTCAATAGACGATAGTTCGTTATTACGAATTTGTACTAAATCCTCTTTTGTACCAAATCTTTTAATATCAGTATACACACGCGTAATATCTATATTAAGTTTATATGCTATTTCTTTTACAGTCTTTTCTTCATTAATAAGTTTTTTTATAAGTGTATTGTAGCGGTATAAACAATTAATTGTTCTCTTATTCATATGCATATTTATTATGCAGACGATGCAGCACGTACGTGGTGCACTAAACATGGTTATGAATTTCTTATCTTGACTGAGGGAGAATTAGGTATAACTAGATAAATAATAAGCCGGACCATAAATAATTTTAATATGTCATTACGTCTACTAGTTGAAACACCTGCTCTCGAAGAAAGATTTGAGTATATCGAAGAGCAGAAAAACATAAAAGGACAGTCAACCCTCATCATCAAAGGCCCATACATGGAATGTGAGATGGTAAATAAGAATCAACGTATCTATACAGAATCAGATATGGCTCGTGAAGTTGACCGCTATGTAAACGAAATGGTTAATACAAAGAGAGCTCTTGGTGAATTAAATCACCCGGCATCAGCTGAAGTTGATCTTGAAAGAGCATGTCACATGGTTACCTCCTTACGTAAGGATGGTAAGACAATATGGGGTGAGTCAGTAGTTCTTTCAACACCAACTGGTCAAATTGTTCGCTCACTTATTAACGATGGTGTTAAGGTTGGTATGTCAAGCCGTGCTTTAGGTCAACTTGAAGAACAAGGTAATGGCATTAATCGCGTAAATGAAATGCGTCTTATTGCCGTTGATTGTGTTGCTGATCCTTCTTGCCCAAGAGCATTTGTTAACGGTATTCTCGAATCAAAGCAGTTTGTTATCGCTCAAGATGGTAGATTAGAGGAAGTTTATGAAAACTTCGCTAACAGTCTTCGTAATCTACCAAAGCATGATGTATCAAATTATCTAAAGAATCAGATACTTTCTTTCCTATCTAAACTATAAATAATATTACTCATATGGACCAAGTCGAAGATCTCAAAAAGAAAGCTCAAATGGCAGCTGCTACCGCTGCTCAAGCACAAGCTCAAGCTGCCACAGCTCAGGCTAAACAGGCTACTGATAAAGCTAAACAACTTCAAAGTGGTGAAGAGGTAGAAGAAGAAGCTGGTGAAGAAGGTGCTGATGATTTAGGTTTTTATAAATTTCCTGAAGGTGAAGCAGGCGCACATATTCGTGCGATAATTGAAGATGAATGGGATACTAGCAATGATCCTAAGGACTATATGGTCACAGCAACCGGTGTTT